GTTCATTGCACCTCTCACAGATGCCACCTTTGTAAGCCACCAGTTCCTGACGACGGCTGTTACGCTTACGGCGTTGTGCCTCAGTGCGTGTCGGCCCACGTCTGTCCGACCTTAAATTCTCCTGTGATGGGGCATCTAAAGTCGTAATACGTGCCAGCTTCCTCGAAGGCGCTGACGGCTTGTTGTCCGACAATGGTGGCTATGTCCTCTGTGGCGATAAGCTGAACCTCGTCGTGGACATGTGCGACCAGCGCATAGTCCTTGCCGAAACGGTAACCCATGTGGGTCAAGTTTTCGTACAGTATGACGGTTGCTCTCTTAGCTAGGATTGCCCCTGCCGATTGAAGCAACATGTTCAGTGCGGAATGTTCTGAACGGATTGGCAACGTGCGCCCATCCAGTCCCGTGAGGTGACCCTTGGCTTTAACGGTTCTGACTACAGCCTCACGCAGCATCTTGATGGCAGGTGTCGCCTTCATGAATTTACTGATGAGTTTCTTGCCTTCGGCTTCAGTACCACCAACGATTGACCCAATCTTTGCTGGGCCAGCACCATACAGAAATCCGTAGATAAAAGTCTTTGCGTTATTGCGTGTTGGCAGTCCCGCAGCCTTTTGGTTGGCTGTATGGACATCTCCGTTCACGACCTCCTCGCTATAAGAGCCATCGTCAAACTTCGCCATGTAGTGGGCGAGGCAGCGTAGCTCTAAGCCTGAGAGGTCAGCACCGACCAGCCGTGAGCCTTTGGGTGCATGAAACAATTCACGACATTCTTTGCCGTATGGTGCGTTGACGCTAGGCGTCTGGCTCATGTTGGGCCTGTTATGGGTGCAGCGAAATGTGGCACACCCTGATGTTATGACTTGGCCGTGCATCTTACCGTTGCGTTCCAGCTTGAGCCAAGCGTTTTGACCCGTTGCCAGCTGACCAATGCGTTTGTTGAGCATAAGATACTCGTTCAGCGCATCTGCCTCAGGGTAATCAAGATGCTTTAAAACATCTTCATCGACCTTTGGTTTGCCGTTGGCTGTGAAATCTGTAGGCAACCAGCCGTGGATAGCCATGAGCCGATTAGCGATGTGGTCACGTGAGGCTGCGTTGAAGACGACGCTCTTAACTTTGTGCGTCATCACCCCTTTTTCATAGCCTCGTGTCTTGTTGTTCACTTTGGGTATGAACGGCTCACGGATTTCCCAAGGGGGGAAGGCGGCTTGCAGTTCAGCTTCAAGTGAGGCTTTACGTGATTGCAGCTTGGCCAATAGAGCGTTTGCCTTGGTCACATCGAATGGAAAGCCATGGTCTTCCTGCTTGCGTATGATTGCAGCGAAGTCATGTTCCAGCCGAATGCTATCGGCGGTTGGCTCTTTGCTCAGAATTTTATTGTAGAGCGTCAGGTTGGTGTAAATGTCCTGCTCGCAATAGGTTTGCATTTCCTCTGACCACTGACCCCAGCCACCCGTGTATTCAATCTTTTGGTTGCTCAGGCGGTGGCCCCAAGCGCCAAGCGAGTGGGAGCCAATTAGTTTCATCGGAAAGTCTTTGTTCTTTTTGGCAAACTTGAAGTCATTTTCTTTCAAGTCAGACCAGACTAACCGAGACATTATCAGTGTATCATGTATCTCACCATGATACATAAAGCTGTAAATTTTCTGTAAGGCTGGTAAGTCAAAGCCTTGGATGTTGTGGCCTATAAGGCGCTCTGCTTTGCTTAGAATTTCTAAGCCTTCAGCAATGGGAATATATCCATCTTGGTCTGCGCAGGATACCATTTCGTCTGTATCAACATCTAACATAACCAGTGAGTGACACTCATCTAGTTCTGTAAGAAGTCCATTAGTTTCAATATCAAATATGATGTTCTTCAAGTACGCTGTCCCCTTCGACTAGCTGTTAAAAGTCTTCTATGACTTCTCCGTTTGTGGCTTCATCCTCAAAGAGCGTCGGGTCTTCGACTTCCGTCATTCGTCCAGTTTCTTTGTTGTAGTGAATGAAGCCTGCGACACCTGTTTCACCCGTGAAGCGGTTCTTCAGAACACGGAGCGTTGAGATGTCTGGCGTGTCGCTCTGCTGGTCTCGCTCAACGCCGATACAAATGTCGGAAAGCTGTGCTATTGCGGCTGAGCCACGCAATGAATTGAGGTTAGTTTCCAACCCATTTTCCCAGCCTTTGTCACCCGATGGACGCTTTAGGTGGGACACGAGGATAAGGCCAAGGCCCGTTTCTTCGCATAGGCTGCGTAGCTTGGTCATGATGATGTCGATAGATTTGCGCTCATCACCGTTATCAACACCAGAGACTACAATGCTGAGGTGGTCGAGTATGACCCAGCCAACATTACAAGCCTTGGCCAAGTAACGAACCCTGTTCAGCAGGTTGTCTGTGGCGATAGAACCAAAGTGGTCATATAGAAACACCCGTCCACTGCCTACAGTCTCATCAAATGCAGTGCGCATGACCGCCTCAGATATACCTTCTTTGGTGAGATGTAGTGGTTTTTCCAGCGATAGACCCATCAGGCCCAGTGCTGTGCGCTTGGTATTTTCTTCCAACGCAATGTAGCCGATGCTCTCGCCACGGGTTAGCAATTCAAATGCAATCTCACGGCAGACTTGGGATTTACCGACGCCAGAACCAGCCGTAATAGTGACCAGTTCGCCGCGCCGCATCCCCAATGTCTTTTGATTAAGACCTGCAAATGGGTAGTCGATTGATGGCCTATCATCGTCAGCCATGATGGTTTCCCACATGTTCTGACCATCGATGATACCATCGGGGCGATAGATTTTAGCATCCCACATTGCCGAAATTAGGTCAGCGCCTTTACCAGCTACCAGCATTTCGTTGGCATCTTTAAGGGGCAGGGTGGCTATAGCCGCCTTACCAACTGACAACATTGCTGCAACTTCTAGGCTTGCAAGTCGACCAGCCTCGTCATTGTCAAACATGATGACAACTTTATCAAAACTTTCGATAAACTCTAATGAGTTGGCCACGGCTTTCTTTGCGCCAGCTGCACCTGTTCCAACGCTCACAACTGGGAAACGGTTACCTTGGACTTGGCTCATGCTTAGTGCATCAACCTCGCCCTCTGTAATAACCAACATTTTACCACCCTCGTTACGCCAAAGGTGTTGCCCATAAAGGCCAGCCTTTTTCGTATCGCCGATGAATTTGAACTGTTTGTCTTTGAAGCGCAGTTTCTGGGCGACAGGTGCGCCAGTTGCATCACGATAGGTTGCGATTTGGACTGCTTCGCCGTGGTAATCACCGATGGTATAGCCAAACTTACGGCAGGTCTCATCGGTGATGCCACGCTTAGGCAACGCTTGGGCTTCCCCAAACGGTATTAGGTCTTGCGGCATTCGAGTTCCACTTCTTGAAAGCTCCTGTTCATCGCCCCTTGTTCGGGCGGTGCAGGAGAAACAATAGGTGTGTCCATCGCTGTAGATGGCTCTGGCGTCAGATGACCCACAGGATGGACACGGTTCTTTGCGGAGGTATTCGCTTTCGCTAGCCAGCAAGGCTGTAGACCGCATAGCGATTACCGCTCGGTGCTGTCTTCAACCTGCTGTGGACGTCGAGGCCACGTTGCTTGAGCTTGTGAATGACCGCAGCAAGCCGCCAAATGCGATAGTTCGATTGCGCTTCGAGAGGCGTAATGCGGCCATGGATTGCGAGGTGGTGATTTACGATTTCCAATTGTGTCATGGAGATTTCCTATCTGTCAGGGGTAAATGAAAAAGGCCCACCGATTGGTGAGCCTTCTGGATAGTGATTGGTGATGAGGCGTTAGGTGGTAGAGACGATTTCATCAGTCTCGTACCAATGGCCAGCATCAAAGTTCGGGCAAGTTTTGCCCTTGTCGAAATCAGTGTGTCCCTTCACCTGGGCGGCGGGGAACTCTTCAGCGATGAGGTCGTCGATAGTCTCACGAAGTGAGGCCATTTGCTCATCGGTGTAGTTGATTTCGGGCGTTGGGGACTTGGGTCTCATGCCCCCAACAAGGCAGATACCAACGCTGCGAGAGTTTTGTCCTCTCACGTGTGCGCCTTGTCTGCTTAGTTCTCGCCCTTGCTCAACTGTGCCATCACGCTTGATTACGAGGTGATAGCCACAGCCCATCCAGCCACGTTCACGATGCCAGCGGTCAATATCTTTGACGCCAATATCCATATCGGGTGGGGTGTATGAGCAGTGGACAATGATAAATTTAACGTCTTTTTTATTCATCTAGCCAACTTTCTGGGACCAGCTGTTTGGCATAGAGAAAGCCATGCTTCTCACACCAATCGGCATAGGTCGTATTTGATTTTTTTGAGATTTTTGTATTCGGGTTGGAGAAAACCATCCGAATATCAAGGTGAGAATGCTGGTCTTTTACGAGCAACATCTTTTGACGGTCTGCGGTAACAAACCTGCCCTTGGTCTCAACTACGATTACTTTACCACTCTTGGTGGTGACGTAGAAATCAGGCGTGTAAGTGGCTTGGCGCTGCGGCACGGCATACGTCAGCTTGTTCTCTTCATATTGGAACGTGATGCCTTTGCCAGAAAGGTAGGCGGCGACACTCTCTTCGAGGCCAGACCGCCAACCATTCTTAATTGCGTTTTTTCGTAGTTCAGTTTGGGAAGGTGGTACCCAGCCGCGTTTAAAAGTCTGCGGCAGTGTCCAGCTCTTGGGTATTAAAGTTGTCTTGTACGGCTGGGGCGTCCTCTGTTTTGAAGCCATCCTCTTCATCAAACATGGCGACCACATTTGATTTACCAGATACGAGCGATAAGATTTGTATGGCAGATGGGCGTAGAGACAAGCCAATCGATTTGGTTGTACTCATGGCATAGGGGAAAACCGTGGCTGCAATTTTGAGTTCGCTGCCGCCGCCGACGTTGACGGTTGTGGGTGTGCGAGACGCATCAACTAAAGCCACCTTCATGTCGATGACCCTCCCATCCTTAGTATGGATTTTGGCCTTCTGCTTAAACTTGAACAGATATTTACCTGTCAGGTTACCTTGGTCGTCCATCTCTTCTTCATAAGGTGGGGACACAGTATATTGGTTTAACTTAGGGTCAGCTTTAGATTGTGTTGTCTTATAGCTGCTTATGATTTCATCCAATTTTTGGATAAGAGGGGCAGCATCCTCCGCTTGAACCTTAAGTGTCACCTTAAAGTCCCCATCTGCGGAGAACTTTGTGTCAGGACGGTTGAGCCAAGGGTAGACTGCGATGCCGCGTGGGCTGACGATTTTGATTTGATTATTCTGAGCCATATAGGGCCTTTCTATGTAAACTTTTTGATGTCGATGCCCGCTTCCAGAAGTCGGGTTAAGATGTCGAGCGGTACTGGTTGCTCGTATTTTGTAAGGTATTGAGCAACGTGGATTAGCGTTTGGTTGGTGATTGTGAACTCCTTCTATATGCTTAGGTGCAACCATCAAAACTATGTATTAAAAACAGTAGCTTTTAGGCGAAGAAAAATTCAGAATTACGGACGCTCGTTAGGTCTAAGTCACCTTTTTCAGGTGGCTCAGGTAACAGTTGGTTGGTCAACGTTTGGGTCTGGGTACGAAACATTTCCAATGGATTGTTGTCCAAATAAAGTTCGATAAACGCTTCACGTAGACATGCACTTAGCAGAGGAATATCCGCTGCATGAGTTCCAAAGCTGTCGTGTATCATTGCAAAGTTAGAGATACCGACTGCAGCCGCCCGATTGACCGTCATCCGTAGATGACAGCCGTCATTTGCGTGCACCCAATTAGGGCTGATGCTGTTGCACTGTTTCTTTCGGTCAATTTGATTTTTGGCTTCAAGAAGGCTGACATACACAAGGCTTTCACCCAGTTTAGTTTTTATCCTGCGGCGTCTGGTGTTTGGGTAGTGCTGCAGAACAGGGAACCCATCTAGGGTCGTCCAGATCGTTGGGATGTTTTCCTCTGCTAATATTTTGGCGCATGCTTGTAGCCAATCCATCCCATCTTTAGCGGCTACAACCGTTTCATTGATACTCTGCCAAATGTACTCGGCCAAATAGAGGGACGCTTCCCACTCACGGTCCAGAAGGGGACTGACATAGTTTGGGTCTTCCTGTTTGCGCTGTGCGTCCGCATCTCTGAAATATTCTTCCACGAAACTGCGAGCGGAAAACTGAGTAGAACCATAGACCCTAGTCATTGTGCAGCGTTTTGCTGCCTTTCTGGATAAACCATAATCCAGACAGGCTTTTGCCAAATCCTTTTTATCACCACTTAAATCTAACCGCACCTTCTCTATCGCCTTGTCGATGACACGCTGGTAAATATCCTCCGGTCTGTCAGCTGGTATCAGGTTGGTCGCCAACGCACCGATTGGGTCACGCAATGCAGCTGAAAAATGTTGTAGGCCAGAACAACTGCCATCTTTCGCTACTGGGATGTGGCTGAGATGGCCGTAGCCGTCCCTGTGGAAGCCTTCCCACTCTTTTGCAAATGCTAGGAAGCACCATGGGCTATCAGCTTCCTTGGCCCACCAGAGGTCTGCCATCGGGTCTGCCGCCACCTTTAGTATTCTCTCATAGTTTTCGTAGACCCAATCAATGCGCTCATCCATGCTCACTTTGTCATAACCAAAGCAGTTGGCACCGTGGACGGCCAATTCAAATGCAGCCTCGTTGCAGCCAATAATTTTTCCTTCGGCAAACTCAAGCAGCCCCTTGGCCAGTTTATTGCCCTGAGGGTTCAGATACATTGGGGCAGGGTAGAGACGCCCCCTAAAGTCCATCGTGTGCGGAAAATATATAGAGTCATATTTTTCAAATTGCTTAGCAATAGAGCCAATTTTAGCCATCATAAGCCGTTTTGATTTAAGGACGATGTTGGCTTCGTGGCGCTCAGTCTCTTTCCGTTTCCAAGATTTGAAAGCAAGTGTTTCTTTTTCGTTTAGCTGGTTTGTTTTCTGATACTCTCCAAGCGGGGATGGTATTGGTGGGATGTCCTCGTGGCTTGGCAGACTGGCCACGGGTAGCCCAAGTGCATCAATCTGATTGTAAACTTCCAAGACAAAAGAATTGATGCGCCAAGGTGTGCGCTGCACCGAGTTCACAGCAGTATAAACGGCTGACATCTGGTCAGTTACGCTGCACAGGTCGTCAAAATAATTTTTACCCTGACTATTATGACGCACTTTAATCAGTGGCATTTGTGGGGTGTGGTGGGTGATATATCCCCCACTTGTTGGTGAGGTCCAATTTAGTGGCACCACCACCATCGGCAGATGAACGGGATTGAACAGGCTGGCGACCTCTTTGTTGGCCTCAATGAAGTCACACACAGTTTGACTGGGCTTTATGTAGATGTCCGTTCTGTTTTTCTTTCTGGTGACACGGTGTTCTACGATAAAACCAGTTGCTTCTGTGAACATGGAGATGAGGGCCATGCCAACATGGACTTTATCTGTCTTAGACCATGACGCCCACGTTTCGGCATAGCGATTGGATGCTGCGACAAATGTTTGAAGTCGGCGCGCACCAGTGGTCTTGGTCTCGCTATCTATTTTCCGAAACAGGTTTGGGTGCTGCTGTTCAAAAGTGGCGAGGCGCACCTCATATTCCAAAGCTGAACCAATGCGGACAGCCACGTCCTGTATGAGGTTGGAAAACATGATGCGGTCAATGATGACATTGGCGGCATGAAAGGCGACGAGTTCGGGGCGCAGTTTTTGGATATGTTTGAACGCGATATTTGCATTTCCCGCTCTACCTTTAAGCAAAGCCTTCTGCTTTTCCATTATTGAATCTGCCAGCGGTTCAATTGCGCGTTTAAGTAAGGGCGAGCCAAAATACGTTTTGGACTGTTCTCCGTCCTGTATTTTTGTCGTCAGGTCATTGTGAAATTTCAGAGCGGTTTCCGCTCGGCTCTGCTTTTCGATAGTTTCTTGCACTGCATAAAGGTCAACTGTCATTCATATTCCAATCAGAATTTGGCAACAGAAAGACGTGCCGCTGCACAAGCAGGGCTGCATCTTCTGTTCTTATGTTTTTAAGGGTTTGACTGCGGATTACCCTCGTATTTACCTCATATTAGAGGGTTGTCCGCGTAAGATTATCATTTAAAAACAGTATTCTGATAGAGATTCAAAATCCCCCGTCCTAACGGATGTGCCGGTTCGAGTCCGGCCTTGGGTACCACTTTTTATCTCTTCAAAATCAACTATTTAGCTAGGTTTATTTTGATGCGTTGGTTTTACTCTTTTTGCCTGATAGCGCATCTCTCGTAACTTCTCTCGTAACTCTGTTCATTTTGTGTTCTGTTTTAGCATCCGCTCACGGGCTTTCATGGCCACTAAAGCGTTCGCTTTTTGACGAACAGATTTGGTGTAGTGCTTCACTGTCTGAACCGTTTGGCCTGTAATTGCGCCAATCTCCTCGTCGGTACATCCAGCTATCGCTAACTCACAGGCGGCACTGTAGCGCAGCGAATGGATGTCATAGTCCATTGCTCCAATCTTTTCTCTCACAAGCTGAATTTGCTGTTGTGCGCTCCTATAGGTCATCGCGCGGTAGCCATATCTGGCGGATGTAGTTATAATTGTCATGCCTTTCTTTTCGGTGCGGCTTAATAACGTTATCGCTTGTGAACTCAGCGGAACCCATAATGTCTTGCCTGTTTTATTCTGAACGAGGCTGATGCCACCGTCAGAGGAGAGGTCAGACCATCTAAAGTCCAGCACGTCTTGTATCCGCTGCCCAGAACTCAATGCCAATTCAAACATTAGCAGAGTGCGGTGGTCAGCAGCGTCTCTGAAGGCTTCGATTAGATGTTGTGGCCATGGCTGACGGTCAGGACCATCAGAGACCAATAAATCAACACCCTTGGCGGGGTTGTACTCGACCCAATCCAAATCCATCGCATGTTCAAATAGAATGCGGATGACTTGAATTGTATAATTGGCAAAACGAAACCTATGGGTATTGCTGTCACGCATTTGAATGATGTGACTGCGCTTCATCGCTTTAGGTTTCAAACTGCCAAACGATGTTTTGAAATACGATAACGCCTTGTCGTAGTCTTGCGCAGTTGATGGGGCCAGCTTTCTGTAACGCTGAGAGCGCACATAGCTATCCACCAAGCCAGAAAAGTTCTGCTGTATGACCTTCTTTTCAGCAGGGCGGTAGCCGTCTGACATAAAGGCTGCATATTCCAGCCAAAACTCTGGCGCTGTAGCATCCTGAGTTTCAAACTTAACAGCTGGCCAGCCACGCTTCTCAAAATAGAGCGTACCTTTTGGCAGTAATTTCGTTTTTTTCTTCCACGTCACATATTTCGGAAGTGCATTAGATTTTTTTGGTCTCATCGTTTTGCCCTGAAATCTATGTGGTCAAAAGAGTTGGCTCTTTTATCAGTGGTGCTGCCACCAAGACCAATTTCGATGTTACGTCCTTTGACTGTAACGCTCGTTACTTTGCGCCCGTCTTGTTCAAACGCGCGAACCAGCCGCAAGGCTCTCTGTTCTGTCGGTATATTG